AAATAGAATTTGACAAAAATCCAGATTTATTCACTTTTAAAAATCGTTCTGTCAATTTAAATACTGGGATTGTCCAAAAAACGAGGCGTGATGATTATATTTTGACAACCGCTGATTATGATTACACCCCATCAACAGAAAAACAATTAGAAGAATTAGAAAATTTAATTACCCAGATTTTTCCAGATCCAGAAATTAAAAAAAATTATATTCATTATTTGGCAACTGGTCTATATAATAGACCAGTTGAGATTTTCATTTTGGCGAATGGCAGCGGAGGCAATGGAAAAGGGGTTTTGAATGAGTTAATGATGGCAACACTTAGTAATTACGGATATATTGCCCCAAATCAGCTCCTACTTGCTCCTTTAAAGAGCGGTAGCAATCCAGAGGTGGCTAATATGAATGGAAAACGGATGATTTTTTATCGTGAACCAGATTCAGCCACTAGTAAATTATGCGGTGCAACCATTAAGGAATTGACTGGGGGGGAAAGTATAAATGCACGAATGAACTATTCCAATGACACTTCAGTAACATTGACAGCCAGCCATATAATGGAATGCAATGCAAAGCCGAAAATCGATGGTAAAAAAGATGAATCCTTAACACGCCGTTTGATGGATATACCATTTGTAAGCACTTTTACAAATGATCCAGATATTTTGTCTAAAGATTTAGATAATGTGTATAAAGGCAATACTTATTATAAAAGTAAGCCGTTTAAGGCAGAATTTAAAACGGTGCTATTTGATTATTTAATTAATTATATAATTAAAAATCCAAATCCGTGCGATAATCTCTATGTATGTGACCAAGTTAGAAATAGGACTAAGGAGTATTTACAAGATTCTGACGAATTGTATGGGGTTATATCACCAATCGTGGAAAAAAGCAATAATAAAGAAGATTACGTTATTTTAAAAGATTTATATAAAGTTTATAAATCAAGTGATTATTATTTAAATTTATCTAAGAAAAGTAAACGAGAAAATAATTTAAAGTGGTTTCAGAATGAAGTTGCAAGTAATTTAAATTATAAATCATACTATAAAGTAAAACATCAACCATATGCTACAGATGGAAAACGGCTTAATTTATCAAACATATTATTATACCATAAAATAGTTATATCAGAAAATGAGAATGAATTTATAGAAGATGAATTAAATTGATTTTAGAAATAGAGCGGTTTTGTGCCAATAGAGCGATTTACTGCCGCACATTTGACAAAGTGTCTACGCATTGGAGTTCTTAGGGGACTTTGTGATATATGGGACAGTAAACGACTCTAATGGCAGAAAATGGATCTATTTTAAATTACCAATCATTTAAACTAATTAATTTCTTTTTAATAGTTCCTTCTTCTTTTGGTTTTCTATATTTCTTATCATTTAACTTTTTTTTAATCTTGCCTATAAATATTGATTTTGGGTTAATCGGTTTTTCTTTTTCTAACAATTCCTTTTTTGTTATTTTATCAATCTTATTAAACTGGTTAGAACCAATTTTGTGAGATTCTACTAATTCATCTTTATTAATTAGAGTTTTAAACATATATTATATTATAATAAAAAAATATATATTAAAATATTATAATTTAATATACATATGAGTTTAATTAGTCTTTCTAGTAAATCTGTAAGCCGAAATGATACAACACAGCAAAGCCCTTTTAACTTTAAAAACTTTTTTCCACAACCTATAGTAATACGCCCACGTTCACAAGTGTGCTTAACAACATTTTACCATTTTAGAATAGGCGATGTTTATAATATATCTGAAAATAATAATTTAATTGGGTTTAATTTTGGGGATAGACGCTATAATAATGTTATGTTTGCAAGATTAAAAGATGGTAATTATGAAGGGAACGATTTAGCAACAGAAATCCAAAGGGCGATGAACGCAGCAAACGTCCAGCAAAACTACCAATGGGTAGTAACGTTTACCCTTGGGAACGAGCTTGCCAACCCCCCAGAACAGACAAAATTTACTATACGTTATTTATATGTTGACACGCCCACAGACTTCCGTGGCGGAAATTGGAATTTATTACCGAGAAATACGCAAGGTATTTTGCTAAACGATGACATAGACGACCAAGAATCAAGTTTAGTAAATATTACTGATTTAAAATTGCCAGCACTTTTAAGAAATGGACTATTATTACACGAAGGGTATTGCGAGTTTTTAAATTTAGGATATACTGTTGATAGTGAAGACAATTTGCGATTTATAACACCAGTTAATATGGGTTTCATTAATTCTTCTATGAGTGTGGAAAGTAATAATTTAAATTTGGCATCAACATTTAACGCAGATTTTGGAGATATTTTGGTAAGAACACGAAGTGATGGCAATGGGAATCTTATTGAGATATCAACTTTAAAAGAACGGCAAGGATCATTTAGTGCGGGGGGTATATTTGCTCCAGAAAATAAAGGAAAAGCTCAGAAACTAAGAAGGAGATTTGCCAACGCTTTTGTTAGTGCCATACTTCCAGACCGTCTCCATAGATTTTCTATTAAAATTGTTAGAGAAGCCACCACCAGATCATTTGTAGTGATACTCCAACAGTCCACGGATGGTGGGGTAACTTACGGTGATGTTGCGGACGGTGTAGGAGGAAACAATGCTGATGGAGAGCCCAACGTATATTCTCAGACTATCGGAAATGTAAATTTTACATCGGTAATATATTGCACCATAGGCGTTGGGTCACCAGTTGTCAAAGAGCCAACGAACAATCTTACGACTAAATCTGATAATCAAGCATCTAATATCAAAGCCCCCTTCATTCCGTTTATCCAACTTAATGATAGATTACAAGAATTTGGGGGCTTAGATCTATCAGATTCACTTATACAACTATCTATACTTCCAGAGCAAGGAACGCCACCATTAGTGCCAGACAATCAATTTGTTATGGGATTTGAAGCGGATATGTCTGGTAATGGCTATAATTATTATTTATATACTTTAGATGTTGCCACGACCCCTTCGGCTCAGATAAACTCAACTTTATTAGCAGATATGGCTATTGGCAATCTATCTATTAGTGGGGAAATTATTTCTTATGAAGTTTTTGCTGATAATACATCACCTATAGTTGGTGCAACAAAAATAGCAGATCTAGAATATAATGTGGACGCAGACGACACAGCTTATGGGAATTGGACTTTTAAAAATTGGACGGCGGGGGCTGGAGTATCATTGACAACGGAATTTTTACAGTTAAACTTTATTCCAACATATAACCTAACAAATACCATTATATCTTTAAGGGGACTTTTTAATAGTAGCTATAATCCTATTACTATGTCAAACGGTTTGGCAGTAACTCACGACGCTGGCTTTACAAATCGAAGCCATTGGGAGTTAGGGGACGACGAGGACGAAACCGAGTTTTTGCCCCCAGTGAATTTAGGAGCTGACCTCCTACAACCATCGTACCTTATACTAGGAAGACCCAACAAAGATACTTTAGCCCAATTTAATACGGAACCTATATGGGCTGGCGGAAATCCAGCAGCAAAACTACCACCACTACAGCGTTTTGGAAATACATTTAAAGTTTTAGGGTTTAGTAATGTAATAAATTCGATAGACCAAAATACCACCATTTTTGAGTCAGACACACGCCCATTAATCCAAGATGATGAAACAAGTATACATATTAGTATTCCAGAATTATCTGGGATTGTTTCTTATGAGGGCGAAGCGGAGAATACTGGGAAGACTATCAAGGTGATTCCTAAAAATGAGTTTACCGAGTCGAGCACATCTGGGTCTATGACCTACACCGCACCATTTGAGGAATGGATAGATATTAATAACGCCGAATCCATCGTTTTAAATGAGATGACCATACAAGTAAGAAAGCCAGACGGAACGATGGCAACTAACCTTAAGCCAATTACCAGATGCACTGTGAAATTACAAGAAGACCCAGAAATTAAAAAAATAACCTTACAGCGTGAATTAATAGAAGCGATGCAATCCACCAAGGCACAAGCCCAAAATACTGGACAAATTCAGTTCGTTGATGCTAATGCGTGGACTGGGTCTTAAGCGTTTTTAATTTAAAATTAAAATATAATTTAAATTAAAATGGGAAATACCCCAGAATATCTGAAAAATTATTATATAGAAAACCACAGAAGTATTAAACGAACCGCAAAAACAAACTATTGGAAAAGGTGCGGTCGTCACGTTTATTGGATTAAACCGCCCCAAAACTATATAGATTTTTGTATATCAAATGATTTAAAACCCCTACTGTTTTAAAAAACAATATAAAGAATAAAGACTTATAAATATTATATACATATATATATAGAATGCGTGGAGTCAATAAATCATTTTTCCATTATTATGTAAATGAAGCCCAAGAAGATGGCACGTGGTCTGAGCCAGTATTTTTTAAAACATTGGCAGAAATGCGAATTAGATATGGCATCAGTCGTGCTTCTGTCTATAGATTATTAAAAGATACTGAAGCCCCAACGAGGTTTCCACATAAGATCACTAAGCAATTCGTGCATATTAGTGCTTTACCATTTATAAACAATAATCAAGACGAAATATACCAATAATCAATTTATATAATGTTTAATTACTTATAGATAATTAAACATTATATAAATATAGAAATGACTAAAATTTTAGAATTAAAAATTAAATTATTAGAAACCGACAATAAAATGAAAGATGATTTAATAACAGACTTGCTATTAAAGATACGGAAATTAGAAGAATCTAAGGAAGTTTATAAGCAAAGGTGCTTAAACTCATCACGAGAATTCCAAGCCAAATATTACAAAAATACTATTAAAAAAAGAGATTATAATTTTTAATTAAATTTTAATTTAAAGAATAATGTTTTATATATATATAAAACATTATGTCTATAAAAAAAGTTCATATCAAATGCGAACAACCCTTTTGGGGTTCATTTTTAAAAACAGTTAATAATTACAGTGATGGAATCAAATCTAATAAATATATTAAGAACGGAGGATATTACCCCAGAATGAAACAGACTTCGAAACGAGGATTAAGGGCATATGAAGAAGTCATTTTAGATATAAAAAGCGATGATGAAGAATTGCAAACAATTAAACAATATTTAAACGATATTATTAGATGTAAGCAAACCCCAGAAATTCACATAGATACTCTAATTATTTGTGAGAGCGACTTTATAAAATTACAATCTTCGGAAGGTTCTACTATTAATAAATTATATTATGATGAAAAACTAATAGTATCTGATGAAAAAGACTTAACAATAGTGAAAAACCAAGTTATCGATAATAAAGAGATTGACACAACAATAAAATTAACAGCGGTTTTAAATTTAATAGAGGGCTTAGATTTTACCACACAAGAATTAGTATTACTGGATTTAAAAATTAGTCAAAGGGTTTTAGATGCTTTAAAAAAATAATCTATTTAGCCTTTGGCTCTTTGACTTTTTTGGGCATCATTTTTTTTGGTGTTTCTTTCTTGGCATCAACTTTGGAACCGCCTTTCGTGAATGTTTTGGAAGCCACTTTCATTGCTTCCTTATAACTTAAGCCTTCTTTTTTGGCGACAGATTTAATGTGATCGGTCCAAGCAGTCATTTTTTTTATATATAGTAATATATAAAAAAAATAGATTAAATTATTTTATATATAATTTAATTTGTTTTTAATTTGCCTTTTATTTAATATTTTATGTATTTTAATTATATCCTTATGTTTTAAATTAAATGATTCTAAGGATAATTTGTGCTTGTCAAAGTCCATAATCTCGTTCACTGGGTTAAACATACACGACGATTTACAGCTAAATTTATTAATAAACCACTTTACTAAACCCATAGTAATAATACAAAGATTTAAATCTTGGGCTCTGTTATTTTAAAAAATATATTAATAATATAATCACATATATATATATAATATGTTAGAAGGATATACCAGAGAGGAACTGATCCATATTGTGGATATGTATAATTTAAATATAGATATGGAAACATTAAAAAAATCTAAAAAAGAAATATTAAAACAAATGGCAAGCGTTCCAAAGAAAAAATTTATAGACCAATTGCCAAAGAAGAAAGATATAAAAAATATGGTTAATAAAGATAAAGATAATAAAAATTCTTTATTAAATAAAGTTGCAAAATCAAAAAAATTACCAGAACAAAAAAATAAAATAACGGATACATTTAAAAAAATAGATAAAGTAGAAGCCCCCAAAAAATCCAAATCTGGTATTAAATTTAAAATTAACCCAAAATATTAATTACTTCTTAGGCTTATCATTTCGTGTAATGGGCTTATCATAGTCTAACAAATCATTGCTGGGCTTAGTTTTACCATCATTGATGCTCTTGTACGACTCTGGCTTTTTAAACTCTTTACTAACTTGACCATCTATTAAAAAACTTTCTTGTAATTTCTCTAAAATCTGTATATTAGAATAACATTTAACAACCGATCGAATCTGATAACAGATTGGACATAACTTACTAATCTGGAAAACTGGCAACCACTCATCGCATACTTCACATCTCAATCCCATATCAATATATTACTATATACATTATATTCTAAGTATATTCATTTAACAATCATATGGGGGGCGTGCTTTTATGCTACATTTACCCTATTAATACCCATAAAGACTATAAAAGTAGCAGAAATATTAATATTTCTGCTACTTTTATATAGGAGTTCTATTACTTCTATATAAATGTATCATAAAACTAAGCCCACACAATGGAATTAGGGTATTAATCCCTTGATTTAATGCCGTGGACGTATACATTCGACTGATAGGCTACGCTGTCGTCATTCTGAACCACAACACGCATATAGGGTGCCACGACAACTTCCACGTTGGCAATATTGTTTTCATTATTCATTCCATTATTAATGTATAACTCTTTGTAATAATACCAGTCTGTATTATTTGGTGAGTTTTCCACGTAACAATGAACCCCAGAACCAGAGCCAGTGTTTATCATAGAACCCACAGCAATACCACCATATATATTCACGGTTCTATATCCTTCAGTGGAAAATGAAACATTCTGAGAAGTAGCGGCTACAACAGACATCGCAATAGATCCAACAGCATCGTTGGACACTTCATCATTAACCACCTTGAGCCGATCACTGACTAACACTGATGGTAGTTTGGCTGACATCGTATTAATATTAGCGTTGCCAACTGTCTGTAAAGCACTCGTCGATAGTGTGTCTACGCCTTCCTCTAACGACACTTTAAGATTACCACTTGATGTTAGGGCAGATGGCAACTGGTTTGCTTCCACCCCGCCCTCTTCTATAGATACTTGGAGATTACCACTTGCTGAAAGAGCAGTTGGAAATTTACCATCAAGTGTTGCAACTACACTCTCAAGGCTGGTAATCCCAGACTCTACATTTTGCAAAGTGAGTTCTGAAGCCATACTGCTTGGAGTCTGTAACTCGTTATGAATATCTGTTAAAGCGTCATTAATTAACACTTGATTAGCAGCTGAAGCATCGCCACCGCCACTCATACTCACCATCAATTTACCATCAGTATCGCATAACACCCTAGTTGCGGTGGTGTGGTCGTCCTTATCTGTGCAAGCACTCATCAAAGTTTCTGATGACTCTGGGTCAGTTAGAGCACTTAATTTAGAAATTAACAAATCTTGGTATTGTCCGAATCCAGCCATTTTATATATATTTATATATTTTTTTTATAAATTTTTTATTTAATATTTTAATTAAAAGATACTATAATTTTACCATATTTTTTATTTAATACTTTGATCTTTTCGCCTCGCCAATTTGGGTCATAGTCTATAGGCAATCCTTTTTTTAATCTATAATAATCTTTCTGATAAGATGATATTCTAAGTTTATTCTCTTGATAATAATTTTTTCTATATTCCAATATGTCTTCTGTTAATTTATACTGAGATATTTTAGGCATTGTATATTATATATATATATTTTATTTTTTTAAATTACGAGTGTTTTGGATCATTTGATTTTCTGGGGTCACACTCTGTAAAGGTTTCGTAATTTTATAAATAACCGATGATTGGGGCTGCAATTTGGGTCGTGAGCCATCTGGCAACCTTAAATCCGTTTCTACTTCTGAGATAGTAAAATCTTTAGTAGCGGTAAAATTAAACGTTGGACTTGGGCTATAGAAAAAGTCACCCTCATTATTTTGTCTTGTTAAATATCCCATACAGCTGGTTTTACTATGTCCGTCGCCACCTCCTATCCATTCCGTATCTACTCCCCCAGATGGTAACGACGAATAAGCACATAGATAGGGGTAAGTTAATTTAATAGGCAAGTTAAAGGCGGTTAACTCCCCCGCACTTATACTTGGGCTAACTTCTCGGACTGCATTAACCCCAAGATCATACATAGGCATATTTTGTGAATTTGTGCTCAACGTCTGAACCTCAGCACTACTAACATATGATCCAGTCGTAAGCGGTTTTATTGTATTGTTAAATTGTTGTTGGTATGTGTTTTTTAAAATTTGATAAATGAAATTATTTTGGAAAACTGCTTGCTCTCCTCCGAATAATGGCAATAATTGGGTTATATCAAAACCCATTTTATCTAACAAGGAATAATTAAATAAATTTTCATCTGTATTCTGCAATTGGGTGGATTGACCAGAGCCGTTTATTAATGATATTGTTTCTATTGATATTCCACTTTGACTATCAAAAATTGTTCCCTCTTTTTGGCGTGCTTGGTCAAATTGAGACTGAGCAATTACGTTTTTATCTTCATCAACTAATCCAACTCCTAACCATTTTTGGCGTTGTGGGCATATCTGACCGTTTGTATAAACGTTAATAACTGGTTGTTCTGGCGTGGTATTCGCTGTTATTGTTTGGGGTAAATCTGTTAATAAACCGTTGGATACTGTTGTTTGTGTGTTAAAATTAGAAATGGAAAACCGAGATAATGAAGGGTCAAAATTAATGCTTGGATTAACAGCCCCAATATATTGTAAATTCATATAATCTTTTTTTAATATGTTGGGTTTATTACTTCCCCCCATTGGTGACAATGAGCACACGGCTTCATTTCTTGTAAAACTTGGGTCAAACCCTATCTGAGTCCCAAACGTTGTATTATATAAATCACATTTCCACCCACCCAAATAGGGGTCTACTGGATTCCACAGAGATGTAGAACGTGATTGTATTACATTAATAAACGCTATAAATGGTATTGTGTTATACATAAAATCTGGATTGTTACTTAAACCGAAAACTGGCACAGCCATAATATCCAATTCTGTTGCTCTTTTTATTGCATCAGCAACGGTCTGTTTATTACCATCTGAATCAGTCCAAGTTGAGTTAAAGACTTGATCTGCTGTATAGTTGGCTGTGTCAAATTTGCTCGATGCTTGGGCGTTCGCCAGCATAAATTCTGTTATGTTTAAACCACTATTATAAGTTGACCCACCAGAAAATCTGGATTTAACCCAAATTGACGACAATTGCTGCCCATCGTTGGTCACTTGTTCTAATGTTCTCCCCCTTTGGAATCCCTTACAGCCGTTAGGAACTTGGTCTGGCGGCACCTCACATTTTGTCGAGCCGCCGATTGCATCATAGAACGTGTTAAATTTCATTCTTTGATTTGCAAATGCCACTTTATTTGCCAGAGTTTGCGTTAATATTCCTTGTGTGCTAAATTCATCATCATACATTCCCAGATCTAAATTCACGCATAATTTATCAGTATAGGCAAAACTATTTGTGTCCACTGTTTCATTTATATTGCCCATATATTCTTCAGCCTTTCTAAAATTTGTTGCTATTCTTTGTAAATTCGCTTCATTCCAAATCATATTAGTAACTATAGGTGAGTTTGTGTCAATATTCGCAATTTGATTTGCACCACGAAATGTATTTAATAAACACACACGAACCCCCAGATTTCCACTACCTTGAGTTCCAAAATCCCCAATCTGTTTGTCTTGGTGTTCGCTCCCAACAGTCCCACTTATAATGTCGTTTTTTGGCTGTGTGTCGTCTATTTCATACAAAAAATTATAAAATAGATTCTTTAAACTAAACACACGATCCGCATTTTTATAGGCTAACCCCCCATAAAAGCCCCTTCTTGATCCCATTACGGTGGCTTTTCCGCCACGTTTTACAGCACTATAATCAAAATTACTAGGTATTGGCATATATGTTGGTGTTTCTACTAAAATTGGTTGAGTCGTTGTTGTTAGTGTCGTGTCCCTCCAATATTCAGTTGATTGTGGAACACGATGGTTAAACTGGAAGTCTTTTATATCAACAAAAGTGCCCACGTTGTTTTGTTTGGTTATTCTTGTTGGTTCGTGTAATTGATCCGTTAATAACGTCCCTAAATTGTCTGGTGTCAAAAATCCGCCCTTCGCCTCTAAATTCAGTTGCACTATTCTTTTATCCATTTCATTAATAGCACTAACAGCGTCTATTAAGGGGTCATCTTCATTCGCTCCGTCACTCAGTTGGTTGGTTAAGCCAGTGTATCCGTCAACTGTATAATAGAACCGTTCGCCAGTTGCTGGTCTAATATCGCTTGATTGGAAACTATCCAAATCTGGAAAATTGGTTATTTTAAACTCTTGTTTCGTTCCAACAAACGGCGTTCCGTCTGGATTGTCTGGTGACATAATCACAATATCACCTATTTTATAATCCACACCTAAATTTACTACTCTATATTCATCTATAATCCCACTGAATTCGCCTTCTTGTTTTATAGATAAAACTTCTATTGCCATACCGTTCCCACCAGTCGCCACGGTTGCTGTTGCATAAATTCCCACAATATACCCAGTATTGGGGGTGTTAGCAGTCCCAGTTCCAATTACTGTCACATCCATTCTTAAAAGCATTGATCCTTCGCAATAATATTCTAAATAATAAAGTTTGTCTGGATTCCAAGCGTCGGTTTTATCTTCATCTACTGGTCGGAAGAATGTTTCCCCAAGACTTCTTCTGGATAACATAACTCTTAAATTTTCTTCTGTTCCGTCTTGTATAACATCAGATAACTTTCCACCATTGACAATTTCACCATTAATCCTCGGTTGATAGGCGGGCTCTCCAACCGTACCAACACTAACAGTAGGAGCTACGACCGTGCCTTGCCCTCTATAAACGGCGTGGCGTATAAAAGGCATTCTTGCCGTGTTTCTTGATATATGGTTTATATAAAAACTGACACCTAAACTAACTTGGTTATCAAGGAAGCCGTTTTCATTTTCACTGGCGTTGATTTCCATAACCTCATCTGAAGCCCCACGTGAATTAACTATGATTTCTTCTATACTTAATGTATCCCCAACATTTACAACAATGCCACTTGGTGAAACTAAATTAATCCATTTATTTTTAAATTCGTCTTCTTCTTCTGATAAATTCTTATAAGTATTATTTCCCCTAAGTCGGTTACATTCTAACAATATATATTTAGCCATTGTATATTAAAATATTATAAAAATATATTTAATATTAAATATATTTTTATAATTTATAATTTAAGCACTTAAGATCACCTCCCCATTTCTAATGGTAATCAGTCGCTCTACAGAAGCCCAGCACCTCAATTCACGTGCTTTCTCGCTGTCGTGTGGTCGTCTGAGTGTTTTAGAAACAATGATTGGCTTTACACCAATACGCATTCCATTTCCAAGCACGTTCATACCAGTTGTTGTTAGGTCTATTCCTACATAGTGGCTGGTTGCTCGTAATTCCGCCACGCCGTCGCTATTGTCAGCCTTTGGCATTTGGTATCCTTCTATTTTCCCAATATATGTGGACTGTTGATTTAATGCATTATCTACAACCGCCTTATTGGTGTCACTATCAAAAGAATATAACTGGTTAGGAACTTGGAGTGGCTTACCCATTACGTTGGTTAATTCATTGTGTTTTAATGCTGGGTTGCTTAAATCTCTATCATAAATTCTCTGTTCATTAATTCTATAATTAATGCTGTCGTCCGTTGTAAAACAATCGGAAAAATAGTTGCCCAAAATTTTAGATGATTCGCCTTGGTTCTTTTCAGCAATTAATAAAGAACGGACGGTTCGACCAGATACGGCTATATCTCGTTCTACTCGCTGTTCACTTATTGAGCCAGCCGCTGGGTTAGCAATGCTAGGTATTTGTGTATTAGTCAATATAGTATCTTCATATAAGTAAGTTAAACCATTTTCACTAAAAATCGATTTTCGTGTGCCTTCCATTGATCCGTCATCATAATATAAATGATCTGAATAAAATTTAATATTTGGTAATGATGGAACAACTACGCCAGATGATGCGGAAGAATCTGGAAAACAGCATATAGTTCCATCATCTCTACCACTCTGTGTATTAAATACAATTCTTAGAAAAACATTTTCTTTCATTGCGTATAGTGGTAATTGTCGGCTTCTCATAAATGGAATGATATGGCTTAGTGGAACTGAAAACACTGGCGTATTACCATCTGAATCCGTGGGCTTTATAAATGACGGCACTTCACACTCAGCCGTATTATCTTCTGCAAAAGTTGTGTATTTTAAATCTTTCGCCATAATTCGTCCAGTGGTGGTTCCAACTTCATTAAATCTATCAACCGAATTTCCACTTTTGATCTGCTCCACATATTCCCTATGGTCTGGAGTCTCAAACTGTCGAACCATAGTTTGGTAATGTCCATATTCTTCAGTTGATGCTATAATTTTACTTCCAGACATTAAATAGGCGTTTTTTATTAATCCGTGTATTCCAGTTTTTAACGGTAAAAATGCATCAGACACCCCAGTGGCTGTCCGCACCGCTAATGACACGAAAGAACCACCATCTAATATGCCGTTTTTTGGAATCTGAAAAACCACTTCATTATTTGTGGCTGTTATAGGGTCTAACACCTCTGTTTTAATTTCCATATTGTTAACTGTCGGTAATGTCTTCACGTTTAAAATGTCTGGTAATCCACTCATTATATATATTAAATTAAAATATATTTATATTAATTATTTTTTTTAAATAATAAAAATATATTCTTAAGTTGCAATTAAAATTCCATTTGGTGAATACTGTAAGACATTCTTAGATAATATAAATGTGAAAACGGCGTTGGGGCTTTTACCATCTAAATCAGAAATAATTCTAGTGGAGTATGACTGACCCTTAAATGAAACCCCAACATCTGAAACCCTATCCATTGCTAAACCAATACCAAAATTTCTATTTGGATCAGCATCTATCCCAGATGATCTATTGACTAACGCCGCCATTGGTCTATATGGAACTAAATCATTACCCCCAAAGTTCATCAACTGCTTTGAGTTAAGCATTTTTGACAATGTATTAATTGGCTGGAATGCATTTAAATAATTCATCATAACTTGAGTTTCTGGAACATTTTCGGCATTTTGCTCTTCGCAATCAAAATCATAATCAAAGCCCAGCTTGACACCACCACGGCTAAAAGACACTTTCTTAAGATTACACGGCTGGTCATAGTTCGTTCCAGTGTTATCCGTATTTTTAAGCATTGGATTGGCGTAGCCGTCGCTAGCATAATTATTAGATGCGTTGACTGGTAAGAAATTATGAATAACGCTTAGGACTTGAGAATTAGCTAAATTGTAAGTCTGTGTGCTGTCGCTTGAGTTAATAACTGAGTATAAAGATGACCAGCTATTATATTGGAAGGCTCCACTACCTTGGACCATTAATTTCTGGACTCCTTGATCATCTGGAATTAATAGGTCGCCAGATACGCTAATATCCGCCAATTCATAAAAACAGTTACTGGTAGCCGCATTACCACCGTGTAAAAGTTGCTGGTCTGATGCTAATTCTAACTGTATCCGTAATCCGTTGATTCCGTTTTGAGAAAGTGGAATTGGGTTTCCACCTTGTAAAATTCCGCAATATAATGGAATAGAAAACTGAACCTCATTATTTGATAAATTGGCGGTTCCAGAATTGAAACCATTCATTAATGCAACTACCGATTTTTCGGATGCATAATCTTGCTGACTGTGCGTGGAAGATAATATAGTGCTTACTAGTCTGCCATATTGTCGAATCGCTTCCAACGACTGGTTAGTAGCTTCAGAAGATAGAACAACATTCTGGAAGCAACTTGAGACACCAACACGGCTGCTTAGTCTGGCGTTAATTGCTCCAGTGCTCTTTAAATCATTGTTATTAACTATAGCACCCGTGCTGTCTTTAATTCTTAATTTTCCATTAATTCTAACTGAACTGGGCTTTAAATATTTGGCTTGGGCTGGAATAGATACTGTTATAATTGGGTTTCCATTTCTAAAACTATAAGTATTGTTCGATGGTTGATTGCTTGGAAGAACTTGGAATTTTTCTACTCTGATGATATTTGGCAAACTCATTATATATATTAATTTAAAATATATTTATATTAATTATTTTTTTTAATAATTAATCTAAATAAATAAATCTATAGATCCATTGTTGATGAAGCGGTGACCATACCCCTACTAATTGTAATTCTTCGTAATGCGTATATGTAATTATTAAATAGTTTTTGTTCAGTCCCAGCCCCATAATCCACCCTTAGTGACAGTGATTGCGTCGAAAGGTCCATAACTTGTCCGTATTTAGTCAAACTTCTTGCCACGCAAAAATGCTGTTTGATTAAATGGAGGTTTCTAACTGGTTCATCAATATTAATTACCGCTTTTTGTAATTCTGAAACGTGTAATGGTTCAGATCCGAAAGTGCCGCTACCAACGGTATATTCTAATGAATATCTACCAAGTGGAACATTTCTACTGGGGTAGTGGTTAGTCCCCCAAATCCATTCGTATGACTCGGCGGCATCTACAATACCAGATAATGAACTATGGGCTAATGACCTATTGTTAATGACTGACAAAGGCTGTGAAAATAAAGATTTACATCTTTTTGCAAGTGTTGGAATTTGGCACTGAAATAATCCAGACTTGTTGGACTGATTTACTCTAACTAAATCATATGTTAATATATCAAACGAAATACCCTTTTCTGATTGGCTGGCTTTTAACATACCAGAAACGTATGCTGGAGGAGGTTGGACGGTCTGAACGACTAACTCAATATTAGATAATACATATTCTGGGGCAAGTTGTAAACCATTTTTAACATTTCCAGCCCCATCAGTTGGTAAGAAAAATTGATATGTGGTGGCTCTGTCATCAACTTTGTAAAATAATACAGAGGTGTTGGCTGTGAGTGCAACGGTTGTTCCCTTATCATTCGCTCTTAAGGGCACATAGGTTATTCCTAACTTGCCACCATTAACGTAAAATCCTTGGATAGTCCCTAATTGCTGTTGCCCACTCCCATCTGGGTTGCCACCATAAAGAAGATCATTTATAGCAAAGGGGTTCTTTGCTGGGTCGCAATCGGTGACCACGGAATAATTTGCGTTGTCAGTTCGCTTCTGGTCACCAACGGCTATAGTCGTGCTGGTCATCAAGATTGGGTCTATTTGTTTGTCGGCAAATTCACCAAATAAATTTGGATATAAACACGCACGCCCAATATTTTCAGTGTCAATCTGAATTCGTAAACCGTTCATCGCACTGGCTGGAATAATATTTCCTTGTTTCCAAATGCCAGAATTTAACTGGGTTTGTATTTCTATTTTGTTGGTGGTTCGCACGGATTCATCTGGGGTAGTGGCATCCGCTGCTGCGGCAATTGCTGGTCTGACACCATAATATAAGGTCTGTTCGTCGGCGGTATTTCCTATACTATTCTGAACTCCAGAAAATAATTCACGTTTATGGATTACGCTTGGTTGCTGGGTAATATGATTTAAAAGTGATTTATTTGCGTTATAATCTTCATTCAATTCTAAAGTGGTGGCGTTATTTCCATCTCTATATAACACATTACGAAATAATGAATGTATGCCCCCGTTTGGATCTGGCACGAGCTGTCCACGGCAGTTTTTCATTTCTACATCGCATTTTAAAAACGTTTGATTAGGATCAATAAAGCCACTAAAAGACGGCACGTTAATTCTTATCTGTTCATTCTGTCCCACGTCGGACACCACCTCTGGGCGTATGGCAATTGATTTGCTGGGTATATACGAATTGGGCTGATTTGCTTTAAACATCTATATATAAATAATTATATTTTATTTTTATATTTTATTTTTAAACATTATAAACACTATTCTATATTATGTTTAACGTTTCTATTAATTTAACTTGTTTATTAAAGTAGTAAAATACTAATTCATCTTTTAATTTATACACCCATACTTTAAGGTGTCCATCTTTAGAATTGACCATTTTAAATGTCGTATATTTTGCGTGTATTTCTATAATATCTAAATAAATACTTGTTCTATTATTCATATTTTGGTATATTCTATCTTTTAATATATTATATTGTGATCTTTCTATTTTCATTATATTATATATGAATGTGTATTCTTTATATAGTATAATGTCTATTTGCGTTTATGTAATCAAAAAGATGAAACAGAGGCACTGGCTTCGCTAGCACTATCAATGCTGGGTAATGCTAAACTGTACTTTTGAGTAAGACCAGCTGATGGTGTTGGTGGTCCAGCGGTCGAAATGCCAGAAATTGTTGGCTGTGTTGTTTTGTGGTGGAAGAGATGATAAAGTCCCTCGCCTATAGAAACCAGCCCAGCAACTGCCAGAAGCCCTTCGCCCAAGACTGGTATAGACCCAGCCAGCAAATCACCAGCTCCACTTTTCACAATATTTTCCCCCACATCTTCTCCTACTTTCTTCCCAACATCTCCAAGTAAATTTTCAGTTTCACCAGCAAGGGGGGCGGGGTCTGGTGCTGCTGGGGCTGGTTCTGGTGCTGGCGTGTCTGCTGGTATATCTTGCGTGTTGGTCAAACGTAAGCTTCCATCAGCACTTGTAGTGGTTCCTTCTGGAGTTGGGTTATCTAAAGTAAATGGATCAGAGTAACCGCCGTCGGCTTCTTGTGGAACGGCTGGAGCACGTGGGGGCAATGGCTCTGGCATACTGCTTGTTATTGGTGCTGGTTCTGGAACTGATGGCACGTCTTCTGCTGGTAGATTTTCTGGTATTTCACTATTGGCATCGGTTGGATTACCACTTTTATTTTCTGTTAAGGGGTCGTCCCCATCACTTGCTTTATTTTGGTATTTATTGTAAAGTTTTTTTAAATTTTGACCGCCTTTGTATATACCTTTTAAACCAAACGCCCCAGCAATTTCAGCTCCACCACCTTCAGCCAAATGACCGAATTTAGCCGTATAATCCGCATTTTTACTATTCCAATTTTCCGTGGCTATTGTTTGCAAACTGTTCACTTCATCCCCTAAACCACTCGTGTAAGACTCTTTGTGCTGTCTTATCATATCGTTAATTCGGTCTGCTTCACTTCCGTAATCTCCCATTTATAAATATTATAATACTTTTTTTTTCATAATATTATAATAATTAATATCCAAACATATTGGCGTATTCGCCGTAATCTGGTTGTGATTGTTGTTGTAAAATTGGAACGACGGTTTCAGTTATTTTGTTAGAAATATTATTATTCCTTTGGTTATTTTCCAATTCTATTTTTTTTCTAATCCTATCTTCTATTTCTTTTTCTTTTTTATAAATTTCATCTGCCACCCTTTGTTCTTCTTGTTGTTTGGCTTTTATCATTTTATCAAAACGGCTCATATATTTTAACCAGTCGTCGAATTCTGACTGTTCCATATCTAACATTTCTTCTTCCGTATATTCTTTAGGCTGTTCTATTGATTTTGTAATATCATTTTTAGATATTGTTTTTTCTAATTGTTCTTGGGCTTTTTTAACTTTTTTTAATCGCATTTTCTCCAAATTCGCAAGCTGTTTTTTAGATAGGGGTTTTTTAGGTTTAATGGTTTTTACAGATAGGGCGGGGGGTTCTCCTATATCTGCTGCTTCCTCCTCTTGTACCTCTTTCACCTCTTCTAATGGTGGTGGTTTAAAGGTCTTTTTGAGAACTCTGGCTGGCTTGTTGATAAATGGTGATTCCTTAAGGTCTTCGGCTGGTGGCGGTAGATCCTCATTAATAATTCTTAGATCGTTTTCTAAATCATTACTAACTTCCTCTGGTTCATCAAATTGTATAAACTTAACCATAATATATATATATAATCTAACATTTTAAAAAACATAAATAACTTTAATAAAAAATAAACAAAATAAAGTAAATAGAATAATATAAATAGAATAAAAGTGGGGAAATAAAAATAGAGCCGTTTTGTGCCAATAGAGCCGTTTTGTGCCCCACATTTGACAAAGTGTCTACGCATTGGAGTTC